GGTGTCATTTTTGATGTATCTATATATTCATTAAAGTAAGAATCTGATGTAATATTTCCACCTTTAGGAGAATAATACATATTTTGATATCCCCTATCTATAACAGTTTGAATTGTGTTCCATCCTATGCTAGCATTTTCAATAACTAATAAGGCATTATTATATTCTGTAGCAATACCCACTAATAAATGACCAAATTCTTTAGTATCTATCTTACCTTTATATTCTCCAACCTGAGTGTTATTTTCAATATCTAATATATGAAAGGCAGAAAAATCTTTTCCATCTCCTCTAGCTACATCAGCTATTATAGCATATCCTCTAGAATAATCAGCAGATTCCCATATCCATAAATTTTTATCAGCGCCTCTTTTTTCTAAGGGTTCAGAAATATATGTTTGTTTGTAAAATTCTACAAATTCATTATAAAATACAACATCACCTGATGTGCTAAAATTACAATCACACTCTTGAGCTGCTAATCTAGGATCACCTAATAAAACATCTTGTCTATCTCTCCATTCTTGATTTCTTTCTGGATGGACATACCATGGAAGTTTTATAGGAAGAAAATCATTACCATCATCTAATCCACCTTCAGCAGATTCCCACATTTGATGAAACCAATTTCCAGTACCATAAGGTGTAGATAAAATAATAGCCCCACCACCAGTAGCTAAGGTTTGTTGTGCAGAACCCCATGTTTCCTTAATATTATCTATAAAGGCTGCTTCATCAATGATTAGTAATGAAACTGCTTCTGAACGTGCTGCATCACTATTAGAAGATTTGGCTTGTATTTTTGACCCATTTTTAAGTCTTAAGGATAATTTATTATTTTCTACAGAATCTACTTTTAGCCATGAAGGTAAATTTTCAAACATAAATTGAACTTTAGCTACTAAATTACGAGCGGTTGCTTGAGTAGTTGCTAAAGCCAATACATTTTTATTTTCTTGAAATATCATTAACCATAAGGCATAACCTGCACTTAGTGTTGATAAGCCTAATTGTCTTGATTTAAGGACTATACTGTATGGATTTTCTTCAAATAAAGTTAATACTTTTTCTTGAAATTTATATAAGCTAAATTGGATTTTACCTCTTTGTGGGTGTTGGATATAACAATACTTTTTCATAAAATACACAGGATCTTGAGCGCATTTTACAAATTCCTCTCGGATAATATGTTTTATATCTTTTTCCATTTATTTTCCTAACTTCCAATACATTTTTCCTGAGAGTATTACGTTAAAGTCTTGATTTAATCCTAAACCTACTCCAATACCTATCTTTTTTCTACCTGTATATAAAATTTCTCCACTAACATTAGTTAATTGAGAAGTAGTTCCACTAGCTCCAATTCCTAAATAAAATTTTCTTTTTCTTACAATTGAATCTCTAGTTATAATTGTTGTTGGTATTAAAAGATCATATTCTATACTTCTACTTTTTATTTTATTTTGTGTTATTGTATCTTTAATTCTAATAGTAATACTATCATTATATAATGTATCAAAATAACTGTAAGAAGCAAAGTAGTCTTTTAAAATCTCTGAGGTATCTATATTTTTATAAATAAAAGTATCTTTATACTCTGTTCTTACTTTCCATTCAGGAATATAAACAGGTATTTCTTTAGTAACAGTATCCCATTTAGTTTCTACTCTTACAACTACAGGTGGGTCAACATAAGGAGTATTTTTCCATTTTTTCCAAGGCATTTGGAATGGACCTGAAGAGCAATAGCTAAGGAATAGGATTACTAGTATTAAGAGTGTAATTAATACGGTTTTAATATTTCTAAAAAAATTTTTCAAATTATTTTATATTTTTAACTTTATCAGCTATGTCAACTTTAATCTTAGCAAATTCAGTTTTATAAGCTTCTTTATCTAAAACTTTATTAGATTTATCTAATATTCCTTTCTTTTGAAGATCTTTTAAAGCTGCTTTAAGCATTTTTTTTCTTTCTTGGTCTTGCAATTTTGACAAACCTTCATCCCCAAGTCCTGAAGCTGCTAAATCTCTTAGTTCTTTGTTTGTTGGACCTCCATCTTCCGGATCAACATAATATTTTTTCTCTAATTTAGATACTGTTGATCTTTTTTTACTTTTAGGAGTAGTAGTTTTTCCACTTTTATCTTTCTTTTCTTTTTTAGGCTTGTTAGGATCAGCTTTTGGACCTCTTTTAACTTTTTCAGCTTCAATAAAATCAGCTAAGTCTTTTTCAAGTACTCCTCTAGATTTAGGATTGTTATAAGAAGCAACATCCTTACCTGTTTCCTTAGAAAGTTCTTTATAATCAATTTCTCCTTTCTTTTCTAAAGTATCTAAAGTATTGTATAGAGCTGTTCCTTCTTTATATTTTTCTTTTTCTTTTTTAAGAGCGGCTTTAGCCTCAGCTTTATCACCTTTAACTTTATAGAAAGTAGCCATTTCATTTACAGCCATTTCATTTAATGCTACACCACCTGGACCATATTTGTCAGGATAATTTTTATGTAACATATCACCATAAGTCATTTCACCGGAACCTCCTCTTTTTATTTGCATAGCATCTTCTATGTCTTGCATTTGATCTGCATATTGATCAGCTATAGGACCACCTTCTGGTTCAGCTTCTTGCTCCATGTCTCTCATAAACTGGTCATACATGGCTTGTAATTGCGGTAATGAATTTCTGCCTGCTAACTCTCTAGCTTGCATTGATCCTTCTTTTATTACTTTTTCAATCTCTTCACGGATGATTTGAACTATACGAGTTTTCTTCATGATTATTTTTAGTTATAAATATTACAGACTAAGCGTCTGTTTTACTTTATTAACACGTTCCTCAACAGAACCATTTAATTCTATTAAGTTTTTAATATAACCTTTTTTTTCTTTAATAATTTTTTTTATTTCTTTATTTACAGATTTTCTATATTCAGGATCAGTAGTTCTAACACCATTATCCTCAATATCTATCCCATCTGGGGATATGTAAAATATATAGTCATATTCTTGTAGTAAGTCATGACATAGATCATTAAATTTTAAACTAAATGTAAAAGGTATTGTTTTAGCTAAAGCTGTAAAGGCCATTACATCAATAACAGTACGATCTGTAATTATATTTTTATCATATAATTCAGAACATCTTTCTGCTAAGAATATAATTTGTCCTTTAGTAGTGCTATCAGTGTTAAGTGGGATACCTAGATCTCTAAGATATTTAGAACGTTCTGTTTTAAAATTATAATTTTTAAATTCAGGAAGTTCTTTTAACGCATTAACTAGTGTAGTCTTTCCTACACTCATTGTTCCAGTGAAACCTATTCTCATACTATAAATATAACTATTATTTTTGGCTAATCCAAACTTTTATACATTCTCTACATAAAGCATAAAATCTTCTATAATTTCTTTTTCATATGTTGAAGATTCATTTAGTTGAGTTTCAAGTATAAGATTACCATCACCCTTTGCCTCAACCAATAATCCTTTAATTGGAGATAAAACTGATTCTGCTAATAGAAATTCTGTTTCCTCTCCATAATCATCTACATCATTTAGATATAGATTAATGTATTTATTTAAATTTTCGTTGGTAAGTTTCATATATCATGTTTTTAATTTTCTTAATAACTTCTCCAATTTTTTCAATTTGACCATTTAACCATTTTAGTCTTTCTCCAAATCTTCTTCCTTTCATAGGTTCTTCTATGTTTTCTTCAGGAATGTATTTAGCTAATGGTTTTATATATTCGGTTCCTGCTAAAAATATAAAAGTATCTCTTTCAGGATTTATTCCCTCTGATTTAATTTGTCCAAGTGTTTTTTCTCCCCATTCTTCTTTTTCACTCTTACTCATTTCCTTAAGAGTTAAGTCATATGGTTCTAACATTTTTGTTAATGGTGTTAGATTGTGTTTAGCAGATAGAATATACATTTTATCTGGTCTAAGTGACTTTCCATACTCTAAAGTTTTTCTAAACATAGGTGAGGCTGAGTATAAGTCTTGTGCTTGAGAGGGTTTATCAAGTTTAGATTTAGTACAACTAAGAAATACTATTCGGGCCATTTTCTAATTTTATTATAAATATTAAGCTTCTATAGTGTTCATCCATTCATGTGAATTTACCATATCATTTAAAATGCTTTCAACGGTATAAATCGCTTGTGCTCCGCTTACTGTAATACCTCGAGCAGATAAAGCATCCCCAACAAAATGCACATTAGGATATTTAGTTAAAGATAAGTCTTTATGATCCACTAAAGGTTCAGGTGATAAATATTTTACTTCTGGCATATAGATACCCCAATCATTTCCTAATGTTGGAAATACTTTTTTCATATCCTCAATAAAATCTTCAATGTATAAAGCATGGTCACCTATTGCTTCATATAATACATCTATACTATTTACTACTTTACATCCTACATAATCACCTTCTGATGTTTTGGAAGGTACTCTTTGTGAAGGTGAAAAATATGTTCCTACCCCATCAACTTGTAGTTTTTTAACAGCCTCTCTTGACCAATCAAATGGTTTATCTATACCTTTAATTTCCATTAAGATACCAAAATTAGTCATGTTATTTCTAAATGCTTCATCTTTTTTAGCATGACCATTGTAACTTACATCGCCATAAGTGTGTTCCGCAGCAACATAAGCGGCGTTATTGTTTGTACAAAATGAGCGAAGTGATACGCCTTTATCATCAAATTTTCTGTATAATTTAAAATCATAACTTATGTCTATTAGTTTTTGGAAATGTTCTTGTGGTGCTTCAAATCTAACTCCAATTTGAACTGCTTTTGGTTCTGTAGGTAATTCATATTGTTCAGCTAATTTTTTACCAAAGTCAATACCTGATTTACCTACACCAAATATAAGTTTATCATATTTTTGAGTCCAATCACCATTACCATTTATCTCTGTATATGAAATAAAATTTTCTTTAAAATCAATGTTAGTGACTTTATTTTCCCAAATAAATTTTACACCTTTTGATTCTAAAAAATCATACCAATTTTTACCTATTTCATGTAAATAATCAGTTCCAACATGCCATACAGGAAATAGTCTTAATCCAAAATAGGGTTTAATAAAATCAGGTTCAGATTGAGGATCAGAACATTGTACTTCTTCTGGTTTAGGATGGAATCTTTTAAAATTATCAATTACTTGATCAAATAACTCCATGGCTTTTTCTTCACCACAGTATTTACTTAATTGTCCACCTATTGCTGTGTGGTAAGTTAATTTACCATCTGACCAACCTCCAGCTCCTAAAAAACCTTCCATTACTTCAGAGTATTCTCTCCTATATGGATCTTTACCCATATCAATAATAGTTATTAATTCTCCAGGATAACCATTGTCTACTAACTTAGTTGCAGCATTCACACCTGCTACACCTGCTCCTACAATTACTATTTTATTACTTACCATAAAATCTATTTAATGTGTTATGCATTCCTGCTACTCCCCAATCTCCACCATGTTTTTTATTTTGTTCTAAAAAAAACATCATTAATCTTTGAAATGAATTACCTTCATTTTTTTTTACTAAGTAAAATTCTTTATCTCTATTCATATGTTGAAATTTATGTATATAATATAACAAAAAAAGATCTGTAGGCCAAACAAATGGGCTACAGATCCTTATAAAGTTTATGTTAATCGACTAGGCTATAAATCTAGTCTAAATGTATTTTTAATTGTAATTTTCCTTTTCCTTTTATTACTCTATGCCATTTATGTCTAGGTATAAATATACATTCTTTTATTGAGGTAGGCAAGCAATCATCTAATTGTATTTTCCAGTCTGTGTCTTTAGTTATTTCAATAGTTCTATCTTCATCATCACGATGCCACATTAACTCTATTGGATCTATATTTTCATCAAATTCACGAATAATATAGGAGTCTGTAACTTCTATGTCTGTGTAAGGTTTCAAATTATTTTACTTTGTTTCTTTATTTTCTTTTTTTAATTCAGGGTGAAATTTAATGTATACTTCTTTTGCATCATCTTTTATAGATTCACCATCTACTTCAACTTCAGCAGGATAAATTTTAATATCATTACCATACCAATAATTAATTTTATATCCACCTTCTTTGTTTAATTCTACTATTAAACCTCTTTTATAATCTTTTTCTTCAGCTTGTAAAACTATTTTTTTACCTCTAGGCAATATTAAAGCTGCTTCTGGGACTTTGTAATCATCATTATCTTTTTCTTCACTTATTATTTCTTTATTTTCTATTAGAAGTTCACCTAATACTTCCATTTTACCCATAAGTTCTTGAAAAGCTACAGGTTCAATGTCCATACCATCTTTAGTTGATTCATATAACTCTTCTAAAAATCCTTTATAATCTTCAGTAAATTTATCTTTATCAAAATTACCATCTGTTGCTTTCTTATAATAGGGTGCTTTAACTTTAAAATGATGATAAGTTAACATTGAATTACCACCTTTTTCTTTAGCATTGTCAGCTATTGTCTCTGCGCCTTCACCTCTACCTTCAGCAAAAGATTCCATTTCTTCTACAGAAATATCTTCTTTGAATAGATTACCTTCAGATAAATATTTTCTTAAGTTGAAATCTTTCACAATATATTATTTTACTTTTACAAACTGTTTACCTTTTTTACCTCCTCTAATTTTTTTAGCTACAGTAGCTTTTCTTTCAGCTTTAGTCATTGATTGAGCTTTTTTCTTAGGTAGACATCTTGTAGTTGCCTTACCTTTTTTCATAGTACCACAATCACCAGATATATTACCTGATGTATTGATTCTAACCCAATTTTCTTTTTTGAACCAATTACGTAAAGATTCAGCTACAGCATCACGTACTTGTTCTTCTTTTAGACCTTTCCAAATTTGACCTTTTCTACATCTAACTGCAGCCCCTGATTTATAGGCTGAGGGTTTGTCAAATTTACGATCAGCAATGCGTAAACATCTGTCTCGTTTTTTCTTCTTTTCAGAAAGAATTTCTTTAATTATTTTTTCTAATCTATCCATTTTACCAAAATCCACTAAAGGATGATTTTAAACCTAACAATTTAGCATATCTAGGTAGTCTACAAGACCAATACCCTGCTTTTGTTTTATCGTTTTTAGTTGAACATTTATGTCTAGCAGCAAAGGCATCTCTAGCTTTTTTATTATTAATTTTTGCTTTTAATCCACCTGAACCAAATCTAATAGTTTTGATATTTCCTGTTTTAGGATCTTTAACATAAACTTTATATGCTTTACCTCCTGATGAGTCACGCATAGGTTTGTTTAATTTTTTAGTATTTTTCTTTTTCTTTTT